ATGAATACCGAGCGTATGGGAGTTTTCCCCGTATGCGTGCGAACCGATGGCCCACTCCGGCCGCCCCTTTTCAATCGTCCCGTCTTTACGGATCACGAAATGATAACCGATGCCCGCCCATCCATTATTGAGATGCCATTCGTGGATCTGATCGGCGCTGGCGTCGATGTCGGATCCGCCGGTATGGTGCAGGACAATCATGTCCGTCGTCTCACGTTCCGAAAGATCATCCTCGTCCCATTCGATTCCGGTGTCTTCGATATTAACCGTTCGCAACATTTTATATCCCTCCAGTCAAAAACGTCCCGAGGGCGTCGGTCGAAAATCCCCGCGATAGATTTATCGTGCGAGGTAATTTTCGGCCGCCCACGGGCTTCCTACGAAGTCATTTTATAGCGTCTCTCTTTTTCTCCAAAATATTATGGAGCTGCTCCGCTTCCTCGACGCCGGCGTCTTGCAGGTTCTCGACGACGGAAATCAGCTCCGTGATTGACAGGTAGCCAGCCAGGAGAACGACAGCCCATTGCGGCTTGTCCATTGCCGCCATCATGTTGTCGACGGTCGCCCCGGCGAAAATCACCAAAATATACACGATGATTTTTCCGAGGAACCGGTGCTTCATGGCTTCGCTCTTGATGTAGCCAGCCGCCCGCGCCGCAGGAATATTGACAACGCATTGCCACAGCGTCGGATTCTTCCGGCGCTTTTTCTTTGTCAGATATTCATGCGAGAGCGCGATCCATTTCGTGACCAGGTCGACGATGATCAGGGCGACGAACGCGAGGAGAAGCTGGCCGTGCATCGAGCAGGCCGCGCCCATGAAGGTCGCGCCCGCAAATTTGATTCCTTTGTTCTCGCCTATGTGTCCGACAGTGCCGATCATGTTTTGGTAAAGCTCCGACAAATCCATTTTACTCACCGTCCTTCGAGAAGGATATGGTCGCCCGCGTCGCAATCATTGCCCGCGTATCTACGTCCGCTTCCTCTTTGACTTTATAGCCTAAAAAACATTCCTGATGCACGGTCCAGCCCCAGAGGGTGAAAATCGGGGCGGTGCTTTTATAGCACCATGCCCGATCCAGCCACCAAAAAGGCAAATCCTCATGCAGATATTTCGTTTCGCCGTCGTTCTTTTTGATGTTCCAACGGATGCCGGGCAGAATGCCAAACACCCAGAACGTCCACCCATACGCGCAATTTCTGCTCAACCAATAAACGCGGCAGATATAACGCTGGATAAGCTCCCACGTCGTGAAGTCGTTGTCGATGCAGCGCGTGAACCATCGGCTGCGTCCCTCGGCGGCCAGCTCCGGCGTCGTGTCCCGGTATTCCTCATAATGACGGTTCCAGTCATAGAGAAGGAATTGCGGGAGCTGCTTATTGTCGGTGACGTCGGAAGGATTGCAGCTGTTGTCCCAGGTCTGCCACAGCTGGAGGAAGCCCGGCAGCTCGCCGTCATCGTTGCAGAATAGCACGACGATCGGGTTCGTCAGATAACAGATCAGCGAGACGATCAGCGAGAGCGGGGCCAAGATTAACCATCGAATCATGCTGCACCTCCGAGCGCTTCCTCCACCTCTTCCAATGTGAAGCCCATCCGCCAGAAGTCGCTGCCCGGATTCTTTTTGTATTCCTGCTGCACGTAGACCGTGACCTCTTCGCCGGTCTCCTGGTCGGTTGTCGTGTACGAAGAAACGCGATGCGTATCGTCTGTGATTCCTTCATCCGGCCCGGAGATCACATGGTCGTCCATCCACCGGAAGCGTTCGTCAAGGAGCCGCTGCCAGTACGGGCGCCATTTACTCTCGGGGAAGTTATCCTTGATGTAATAGTAATCTGCTTTGCTGTTGAGATGCTTCGGAAAGCCTTTCATTGCTTTGTCCTCCTTATGTCAAAGTGAGCCAGTGATTCTTTTCTTCGATGACTGCAAGATACGGGAGTTCGTCTTCCGTCGCTTCCAGCTGCCGCCGCAGGAGAGAGGAAGCAGTATAGCAAATAAATTTTGAGCCGTCCTGCTCGAACTCGATGCGCAGCGCTTCGGAGTTTCCGCCGTTCCCGTATTTTGACTGGATAATCGAAAAGCCTGTTATGACGATTTCTTTTCCGATGACTTCGCTGATTTTCTTTTTCTCCGCCCACGCTTCGCGCTTTGATGGCGGCAGATCAGAAAACCTTTTCACGGTATCGCCTCCACTTCGGCCGTCAGCTCGTCGAGCCGGATCGCCATTCGTAGATGGTGAGCGTTGGCGTGTTTCAGCCATCCGTTGGCGCTGGCTAACTTGCCGCGGGCCTGTTCTTTTGTTATTCTTCCATGTTTCAGCGCCCAGGGAATGATTCTTAGGCGACGCTTGATTCGCTTTGCCGTAGCTTTCCGGACGAGTATTTTCCCGTCCGGGAAGTGCCGGTATCCTAAAAAATCAATCCCGTGCGCTGTCGGGTACAAAGATTTCTTCGAGAGCTTCATGCCGAGGATCATCGAGACGAACGCCTCGACCTTGTCCGCCTGTAGTTTCAGTGCATCCTTATCGTCGCCGAACAGAAGGAAGTCGTCGCAGTATCGGATATAATCCCGGACGTGCAGCCGATGTTTCACGAATTGATCCAGCTCGTTCAGGTACAGATTGCCGAACCATTGCGAGGTGAAGTTTCCGATCGGTACGTTCCGGTCTCCTCCGATGCTGTCGATAATATCCTGCATCAGCGCGAGCACGCGTTTGTCCTTGATCTTTTTCCTTATGACATCCATCAGCTTGTCGTGCGGGATAGACGGATAAAACTTGGAAAGATCGAATTGACACACCCATGCGTTTCGACGCGTGAACTGCATACACCGCTTGCTTCCGGCGTGTTGTCCTTTTCCCTTCCGGCACGCATACGAATCGAATATGAAAAGGGCGTCCCATAGGGGCGCCACTATATTCATAACGGCGTGCTGCACGATCCGGTCGGGATAAAAAGGCAAGATGAAGATCTCTCTTTCTTTCGGTTCGTGGATAATTTTCACGCGGTATTCGGACGTCGTGAAGGATCCGTCGAGGAGCTGCTGCCGGAGGGCAGCAAGTTTCGCATCCTTGTCCTGTTCAAATTCCTTGACGCTGTCCTGCCAGGCTTTCCCTTTCCTGGCTTTCTTATAGGCCAGCTCTATATTTTCCGGTTCGACGATCTTCGCGAAAAGTCCGCCGTGTCTTTTCATAAAATACTCCCCCGAAGTTTCGCAAATACTACTATTTCAGAGAGCCACCCTTTTGTGTATTTTCCCTTTCGGGACGGCCTGTATGTCCAGCCGTTGGGGTTTCGACTTTAGACGCTAAAGGTTTCCAACGTATCGGACGCGCCGCGAGCCCCATAGTTCGTGTCCAAATTCAGCGCACTGTTATTCCATTTCGAGTAACGGGAACCGCAGTTCGCGCCATTGCTCCAATTACCGCCCAATAGGGGACGACGCTAACATACAAGCCGGAAGTTGAAAATCACATCATAAAGCGCGCCCGCTGGCGCGGGCGCGCCGTGCTTCGCGTCCGTTTCGGCGCCGCGCCGCGTGCAGGTGCCGGGTTTTGGGACGCGTTAAATCGTTCTGCGGAACAACGGCTCGGACGCGCCGCGAGCCCCATAGTCCGCGCCCAAACCCAGCGCACCGTCATTCCAGCTCGAGCAACGGGAACCGCAGCTCGCGCCAGCGCCCCAAGTACCGCCCAAGCGGGGACGATAAACGGTACCATAAACCTGTCCTGCCTGGTATTTATCGTTCGCATCGTAGGCGTTACCCCAAGAGCCGGAAGTGCTTGCGCTGCCGATGTCCGCGCCCCACTGGTAATGATCGCCGCAGCAATCTTCGAGACCGATGTTCGAGATCATGCGGACATTGTTCGTGTCCTTATGGCCGCCCGTAGTGACAGGATCAGCGCTGCCCGCGATGTTCGTGCTTTGGTTGCTGCCCTGGCTGGCCGACATGAATTCGCGCTGATAGGGCAAGCGCTGTTTCTGACGGGAAAGCAGCTGCTCGAACTTCCAGCAATGGAACTTTTCGGAGCTGGCGCCGTCCGCCCATTCCGCCCCGTATTTACTTTCGAGCGTCAGCGTGTCGTCATCCGCGCGGCCCGGCTGCGTCGCTGTCGCGCTGCCCCAGCTGCCCGACCACGAGAGGCCGTAAATCGAAAGCCACACGTCGCTGCCCTCGTCGTAGGCGTAGCCTTCCGGCTCGCCGATGGGCCGATGTTTGAGATCCCAGATCGAGGCCGGGAGAATATCGCCCGCCACATAATCGGAGAGCGGATGGCTGGTAATAGTCCCGACGTCAGCGCACAGGCAATGGAAGCCGCCGATCTTGCGGGACGTCGCCGCCGTGTATCCTTCCGGCACGGTGCTGTTCTGCGAGATTATAAGGTCAGGGACGAGCGGCGTCTCCGCGTTGGCGCAGGCGTAAATATAGAAGTCCTTGCCAGCCCGGCTCGTCGAGAACGAAGTGTCAAGCTCGCAGGTCCAGACGACGCTGCCGTCGTTGTAAGTGTCGCCCGGCGTCGTCGGCCAGGTCGGCGTCAGTGAAGAGGACGTGCCCGCCGTCGTGCATTTATACAAATAGCCTGCGCTTCCGCCCGTCGGGTACACCCTTTGTCCTACGGTGTAGGCCGTCTCCGTCTGCCACTCCGTCGCCTTCGTGTCCCACACGGAATGATCGTCGATGTCGAGCGTGATTTGCTCCGTCAGCTTGCGGCCCTGTCCGTTGATGTTCAGCCATAGGATGGCGGGGGAAATAATCTGCGTGTTGCTCTCGCGGTCTTGGCTGGCGTCGTAGAACGCCTCGCTCTCCTCGTAATAGTTCGGGGCGGCTGCGTTCTCGATCTCGCCCTCGACGCGCTGCAATTCCTGTTTCGTCGCGCGGCTGTTGATGTCGTCGGCGACGCCGCCCTCCACTTCGTCCGCGTATAGCTTTTTGACGTGGGCTTCTTTCCAGCGCTTCGTCGCGGTGCCGAGATCGTGGGAAAG